TAGTGCTTGGATAATAGGAGGAATTTACAAATATTATGCAGGTAGTTAGTATTCATTCACTGTAAAAAAAGTGTTAGTCTACACATGCGCGCGCATCCCCTACCTTTTAGATCTCGCTGCTGCTGCCACTGCTGCCATTGCTGAACTGTGCTCTGAGTTGAGCCATGAACTGTTCGACATCACCTGATGAGTTCATGTACATTTGACGGATTGCCAGAATGTCTTCATTGTTCAAAATGGTCCTTGATACTGCTTCTGATGCAGCTGATGCGGCTGCTGATGTCTCTTGAGGCTGCTGTTGTTGCTTGGGTGAAGCAGTTCGGCGTTGTGTTCGTGTAGCTTTGGGCTGTTCTTGATCAGATTGAACAACCGCAGCACTTCCGCCACTGGCGACTGCAATCGCTGCTTGCTGCTTCTTGTTCTCAGCGGTTTCTTGTTTCTTCTTTTCCCGCGCTTCTTTGTCTTTTGCTTTCTTTTCAGCTGCTTTCTCATCTTCAATGCGCTTCTTTTCATTCAGGTACATCTGGTATATCGCTGGTAGATTGGGGCAGTCATCTTTGATGGAAACCTTTGTAGTTGATGGAGTCGGCTGGTCTGCAAATGAACCGCCAGCGACCAAAGAATTCGTTTTGATGAAGACGATTTCTCCGTTTTGAGCATTGTGTCCATCACGTTTGTCCATCACAAACTTTCTGCGGGATTCAATCAACCGGTCATCGTTGACGATGTGAACACGCTGTGCAGGAATGCATCGTTTGCCAAATGTAGGAAACAATCTCGACAGCTCTGGATCATCGCTAGAAAGATTGTATTCGGTGACTTGAACTTGAATGCTTTTCCATTGAAACGTCTGGTCAAACACTTCCCGACATGATGGAGTTTCACGTAGCTTTGTTTCAAGTGTCTTCCAGTTCTGAGTGCGAGAACTTTCGCTCATCAGGAAAGAACCTTTCTTGATAGTCAGCACGAACTCAGTGGTTTCAAACACCGACTCGCCGTACTTCATCGTGAGGCGCTCTTTCATCTTGTCGAACAGCAATTGAGGGGTTTGATTGAATTTCACTGACCATTCCTGGCCAAAGATCGACGTGTTGAATTTGATGACCATTTCTAACCCGATGTGGCGATTTACATCGGTGATAGGAACATCCACGATCGATTTTTGCATGTTTTCAACTGTGCTCCAAGGCTGGCAAACACGGCTGAGACAGCTGGTGTTGTTTTGAAGCTTGAAATCAGCATTCCATTCACCAGTCTCATACTCGGGCATGAACGCGGTCATTGCGCGGAAACGACCCCATGCGTAATGGTGAAATGTGTCGGATGACTCAGTGCTTCCAAACTTGAGAAACCGGATAAGGTCCGAGTGTCTTTGAATTCCAACTCCATTATCGGTGTGTCTGAAAATGCCTGCGTCAGGGTTAGTAATATCAAATTCGATTTCGATTCTGGTCGCTCTTCCTTTTCCCGTAGAGTTGTCTGAAAATTCCGTCGCACAAAGAATGGCTGCAGGGAAGTCTTCCGTGTAGACGACTTTCTCTCCAGCATTCGCGCGCCACTGGCCGTGAATGTCTTCGTTGTAGTTGTTGCTTCTTCTGAAACTTTCCATTGTAATTGTCTGATTGCTTAACACTGCATGTATTAGTAATCCAAATTTGTATTTCAATTTTTTCCAGATTTCATGCTTTTTCATGTTATCATGATATTTTTTGATGATAACACGAAAATCCAAAATATTCACACACCCGACACCAACCGCACATTTGCGTACACATTCGCACGGATCCCTACTTTATAAATATCGCCTGTATTTGTGTTACATTTTGAGATGCCTAAGGCTCCCCCACCAGCAAGATTACGAAGAGGAACACATTGACGGCCGTGTGATTGTAGTGTAACGTCCGATGCATGCAAATAATAAATAAACCCACGAGACTTGATTTCGTCATTGATGTAAACTGGCAAGATCTGCGTAGCGAACAGTTCTTGAATGTTAACGTCGAGAGATATGAATACGTTGTTATTATCATCGAGAGATACATGTTCCGGGAGTTCGGGTTCACATAATACAATTACTTCACTTTTACTTCCATCAGTGGCTGGCTTTTTGAAATGAAGCTCAGTATGCCACAATGGTATATAATATATTTGCCCGCCTTCATGAAGAATATATACTCGATCGAGTAACATATCCAACAATGATGGATTCATACGAACAACAATATCTTCACCCGTCTTTTCTTCGACGATTCCTATAAGTTCATCCAGAATCTCTCGAGTGATTCCAAACAGTTCTTGATTCTTCGAGAGAATATCATAGATGGTAAGACATGCTTGTTTGTCCATCGTACGAAACATTGTGATTCCAGATTGGATACCCTTCGTAATGATCATATGAATAAGTGATTGAATCGCCTTTGCGCTAGCGTCTGGTGCTCCATTGGCGGTTGTCATTTTTACAAGAATCGATTGAATGAATAACTGCAGAATACTATCATATCCGCCTGCCTCCATATGAATATCCGAGATACCTTCCGCGTCACTTGAAAAAAAATATTCTTTCACGCGCTTGTGTGCGTCATTTATTTCTTTGAATTTTTCGGTTGCATCCTTGTTTTTACCGTCTTCGTCTAGAGTGACCTTATCGGGATGGTGTTTCAATGCGAGTAGGTGATACCGTTTATTAAGTTCTTTTATGGAAGATGGAGCGACTCCCTCTGCAAATCCGAGTGTATATAACGAGGTTTGAATCGATTCTGGGAATGGATAGGGAGTAGAGAATGAAAATGAGTTAGGCATGATTTTCGAGAGATGACGGAAACTGATGCTTGTATCCGTGTATCTTGCATACTAGTAATAAGACGAAATTCTCTAAATGATATATCGGGCGGTAATTATTATTGAAATACTGAAAAAATGTGTAGATCTGCATCATAATATCATCCATCATTTCTGGAAGTAACGAACCATTCGTAATCAAACGACGCAATATAAACCATACGCATTCTTGAATACTGATATCATAGGTAAGAAGGTCATAGAGGCGTTCTCTCAGCGCGTCGTATTTCAACTGCGACTGTGGCGAGAGAATGATCTCAACAATACAGTTGCATATATTCTCATGAGGTTCCGTCAGGTCAGTCATGTTTGACTTCAGCGCTTTTATATTCGTTATGGTTTCGAGAGGGAATTTACTGGTTAGTCGAGTTGGCGTCTCTTTGATGATTTCATGATGGGTTGATGACGGTGATGACGGCGATGACAGCGGAATCGTCTTGGATTTTTTCATACTTGCAGCACCGCCTCCTGTACTTGCACTTGACGGGAAAATGCACTTATTGTACATTGTAGCCGTAGGACGTTTGAAAGGGATCATTTTACATCGGTGGAGTATGTTGTCTGGAATAAAACTGACATGTTCGGATAAAATTACGAATTTCAGGTTGTCCGACATGTAACTATAAAATGTTTCCAGTAATTCACTATGTATTCTATGAAAGTTCTTACACATAACAAATGCGGTTGTATACGATGATCTTGAACTGATAATATCTTGTATTTGATTGTAGATCTCATTCCATAGATGTTTAGAGTTACAGCCCAAGAGTGACATATCTACTTCGAAATGACAGTCGCTGATTTTGATGAAAAACGTGTCTTTGTTGTATGCGACTGCGATTCGTTTCTCGTATTTAAGATGGGAAGGACTGTAACGAGAGATCATGTATAATGCATGACTGTATTTACCGACACCACTTGGGCCATACATGATCATACTTGGCAGCGACTGGATATCTGTTGGAAATGTCAACATGGTTTTTTTAATGATGGGGTGAAGTGAATATTCTTCAACTTTCTTGACATATTCGTTGAAGTGAGTTTCAAAAAATTTCATTTGACGGACGAAGGAACAAACGGTCGACAGATACACAAAGATAATTATTATGTATCCGCGGATTTGATTTATACCAATTTTAACGCGCAATTACCAGAGTAGTTTGTCTGCGAGCCATCCTCTACTCCATTTTTCATGACGGTCGCGTTCATGGCGCATTTTGTACAATCGGCGACGTGTTTTTGCATAAGCAAGTCCCCGTGTGCGAATATAGGTCGGAAAGTCGTTCATACCTGCTGCACCAACACTGGCGATCTTGCGCGAGTTTCGAAATACGTCGATTTTCTTCTCGGGATCTGTAGATGGCTTTACAACGACACCTATTTTCTTCGCCATTCGACGCGTATATTTTGTAATGTGGTACTTCATCGCCATTTTATACCATAGAGACAGATTATTTAAACTTTGCTTAAACCGATTCATTTATGACATACAATAGAAATCATGAACGTTGTCATCAACCCAAATGAATACAACCCTGGCCAAGTTTATTTTACAGAAAGACGGGCAAATACACATATTCCAAACAGTATTTTCAATCGAATCACGTATTCTACGAATGACTTCATTATGAACGGGATTTATATCCAATTTGAGCTATTTGTCAAACAGAATGAACAAAATTACAACAGCAATATTTACAACTGTCACTTTGACACCGGGCATGATCATAATGCAGGAATGTTGACTATATTCGATGAAATCGAAACGAGCATTTTGAATAAATGGATGCAGCTACAGCATCATCAGCAACCGTTGGGTACTCAAATGCCGAAACCAAGCGGGGACATCATACAACAATTACGTAGTGGAATCATTAGTGTATGGAAACATGACATGTCGACTCACGACAAACCGCAGTTTCAGCATTTTATTATTAAAATATCGGGGGTCTGGGAAAATGACGCGGGATGTGGATTGACGCACAAGTTTATCTAGTTTTTTTTCATTACTCCATCACCTGACCGGTGATTGCGTAATGAAAAAAAATGGAGGGGTGGTGGTGGCAGGGGAGGTGGTGGCAGGGGAGGTGGTGGCAGGGGAGGTGGTGGCAGGGGAGGTGGCAGGGGTGGAATCGGTGGTGAACATGGACGTATAACTATCCATCCGTCGTAAAGAACTTGAGAATGATCTCGTTGAGTACCATACATCCTCCCGCAAGAAGTGCAACAAATCCTGCAATGTATGGACCATATTTCGACATCGCCTCGCTGTACTGACCCATTTCTGAAGAACATAACATTTGTTGATTGATATATGCATACATGATTCCGGCCTGAACCAATAAAAGAATATTGACTGCTGTATCAAATGTCACATACGTTTCTGCAACATGACCAGAATTGATCTTTTTGTAATACACTGTATTTTGATAAATGATCCATCCAAGTAAAAGCATGAACAATGTAATTGGAATAAGATTGATCATACTCATCCGGGCGATACATCCTGGTTTTTCCGTATCGTATTTATTGAGTGTGATAGAAACAATGGTTATCATTAAACAAATGGTCCAAAGTAGCGTGAGATAATAGAAAATATACGACTTGAAATAAAGTGTAATCTTTTTCTTCAAATCAGACGAGTCTTTTTCTTTGATTTCATCTTTGATGAGGTTTACATCGGTTACACTAGTTACATCGCTAAATGATGGTGCAGCATTTTCGTTATAACTGTACTGAAATACCATTTTAATTACGATCGTGATGATGATCAATATTGAGAATATTTTGAATGACGGGACGAGGTCATTTGGACCAGCGATTTTATCCATTTCGATTTCGGTTATACACTATTTAGATAATAATTGCTATATGTAATTACGTCGATTCCGTTCATTCCGTTCCATTCCATTCTATGGCAAAGAAAACAATCGTTGTAACTGGCGGGGCTGGTTTTATTGGGTCGAATCTTTGTATTCACCTTCTCGCACAATCTCCCGATAACCATCTCATTTGTGTTGATAATTTAGTTACTGGATCCATAGATAATATTCGCGAGGTCATGGAATTTCGGCCACGATTCAAGTTTATTGAATACGATATTACAAAACCGATTAATCCTACACTTTTTAGTGAAGAACATATCGACGAGATTTACCACCTTGCGTCGATTGCATCCCCAGAAAAATACAAGAAATACTCGATGGAGACCTTGCTAACGTCGATCAATGGCACCCAGCGTGTTCTTGATTACTGTGTTCTCTATAACTGTAAAATGTTGTTTACATCGACAAGTGAAGTGTACGGCGACCCTCTCATTCATCCTCAACCAGAGACCTATTATGGTAACGTAAATACTGTAGGAGAACGTTCTTGTTATGATGAAGGGAAACGTGTGGCGGAGACGTTGATCTATGAGTACCAGAAACGATTTCCGGATTTAGAGTTGAAGATTGCGCGGTTGTTCAATACGTATGGCCCGCGGATGGACCTCGACGACGGGCGGGTGATAACCAATTTTATTCGACAAATCAAGCGTGGTGAACCGATCACGATTTACGGGGATGGAACGCAGACCCGGTCTTTTTGCTATATCAATGATACCGTGCGTGCATTGGTGGCGTTTATGGGGGCGCCGAAAACGGGTGTGAATGACGTTGGTCCAGTGAATATTGGTAATCCGGGGTGTGAATTTATGATGAATGAACTCGTGGAAGTGTTTCGGCGCGCGTTGAAACGGTCGGGTGACGATGATGGTGCGTTCGAAGTGAAATACCTCCCGAGGACCCAGGACGATCCGATGTGCCGGCGGCCGGTGATTACGAAGGCGGAGGAGTTGTTTGGGTTTTCGTGTGTGGTCGGATTGGAGGAGGGTATACGGCATACATGGGATTATTTTTTGTAGAATTTGAAAGGTATTTTCGGTTTCGGTTTAGGAGGCGCAGCCACATCTGCCGTGACCCACTCCTGTAACACCGCCACATCACACGTCATATAATTCCCATGTTTCTCCGGAAACCCTTTTAGCGCGACGAATGCAGGTTTCGTCATTTTTGCTGTTTTATGAAAGATATACGGACCATATCTTCCATATCGTATTGTTGTATTTTCGTCGATGGTGCGCAGGATCTGTCCTTGGATGAAAGGTCCTTTCAGTCCAGTAGACGTAGATGCGGGCGCGGAAGGTTCTCCATCTCCATCTTCCATGACCACGGGTGCAGAATTCCGGTCGATAAACTTTACTATGTCTTCTAATGTCAAATCAAACTCCGATTTTTGATTTGTCGTCGTCGATTTTGATCTCGGTGTGTATTTACCTTTCGCTCCAGGTACAGATAGTACATTGCCGCCGCCACCCCCGCCCAACAATGGCTTCAATGATATATTCGTGGATCCCCAGACAACATACGCGCCATATTTCCCGCTTTTGATGATCACATCTTGTCCCTGATGTTGTCCCATAAGTCGCCCACCTCCTGCGACTGCAATCGGCGTAGGTCCGTTACTGCCGCCGCCGCCGCTTTCGTCGGCTTCGCCAAGCATATATGCGAGAGAATACTCTCCACGCAGGATTTTCGTGTATTCCAGATCAGGACGGACCGATTTAAATATGAATTTCGGTTTCTTTTTTTTGGATTTAGGGGTTGAGGTCGGGGTCGGAGTTTGGTCCTCGTCGCTCCCGTCGCTCCCGTCGCTCCCGTCGCTTTCATGATCCGATGCATCCACGTCATCCGTCACGCGACACCGAATGACCGGCCCATTCCGCCCTAAAATATACGAATGCCGGTCGTCGATTTGGATCTCCTCCTTGACAACACCGCGCTCTTTAAGTTCTTGGAGTTGTGTTGTGACATCAAACCAGCATTTGTAACAGAGTTCATGCCATACCATTCCACCGCTCGCGATCTCGTCAAGCTGATTCTCCATATTCTTTGTGAACTCGTACTCGAATAAGGGTGCAAAGTGTTCAAGCAGGAATTCGATGACAACAATTCCGAGAGGTTGAATGACAAGTTTCCTGGACTCTCCGCCAATCTCTCGAACTTCTGTTTTTGATTCGATGGATTTCTTCCGGTCCTTTGTTCCGGAATCGAGCGAAGCGTCGATACTCTCCGAGATCACGAACTCGCGACATTCGAGAGATTTACCACGGACATCTTGGAGTTTCACATACCCGCGTTCCTGGATTTTATCCACGAGACTTGAAAAGGTAGATGGGCGTCCGATCCCCATTTTCTCCAGTAACTGAACAAGACCTGACTCTGTATAATGTGACTTGGTGTTTCGAAGAGAGCATTTGGTCATGATGCGCTTGAATGGTGCAGATAGGACCATCGATGACGATGACGCCGCAGCCGACGCAATCGATGCGAAATAGGTGTATTCTTTTGCATCCTTGTCATACCCTCCGGCAACTAACTTCCAACCAGGTTTGATGATCTGCTCTGCTGTGTACCTGTATTCACATTCGGTGTCTTTGCCATTCACATTCACCTTGACTGGGGATGAAATCGCCATAGTGAGAGATTGACACGTCGCAGGCGCCATAAGACTTTCCAATGTATTACGATGAATCATAGAATAGAGCCGATGTTCTCTCGGATGACAAGATTGGGGAAGTAAAGTTCGAGAGATGTCCGTAGGACGGATCGCTTCATGGGCTGCTGCCGCTTCTGCGTCATTTGACGACGACGACAGTGTCGAGAGATTTCCAATGAGGTTATCCCCATCCCCTGATTCTGCGCCTACACCACCGAACCGTTTTCGAATATAATCACATGATGTTTTCACGAATTCAGCGGAATAGACCTTACTATCGGTTCGCATATACGTAATGTACCCTTGCTCATATAACTTCTGTGCAACAGACATAGTATCTTTCGGCGAGAGATGGAGATCATTGCTTGCGGCTTGTTGTAATGTACTCGTAGAATAAGGGCGTGGCGGGGCTTTCGTTGATTTCTTCGGGGCGCCGCCATTGCATATCGTGGCGCGAAATCCTTCGTCTGGTGCTGCGGCAGTTTCCTGAATGAATCTCTCGAGAGATTCTTCTCCAGAAGAATCGATCTCTACCGAGAGATGGAATGTAAGATTGAGTTTCGTGAAGATCCCAGACACAGAATATACCATGGTTGCAGTGGAAGCTTCGATCTCTTTGTAATTCTCGTAGATCAGGCGCAATGCGGGAGTTTGACAACGCCCCGCCGAGAGATTGGTATGCGCGACATAGGTCCATAATACAGGGGATATTTTATAACCAACTACCAGGTCGAGTACCTGACGCGCCTGCTGTGCGAGTACGAGGGACATGTCGATCCGGCGAGGTGCGGCGACCGCGGCCCTGAGCGCGGGTTCCGTTATTTCATGAAATACAATGCGTTTGGTTGTAAGAACCGAGAGATGGAACACTTGACACAGATGCCAGGCGATGGCCTCGCCTTCACGATCATCATCGGTGGCGAGGATGACTTCGGTGGCGGTGGCAATGGCGGCGCGGAGTTTCGCGACTTGTGCCTGCTTCGATGACATGATCGCGAATTTGATCGCGAACTCGTGCTCGATATCGATGGATTTTAGACCGTCCGCAATCTCTCGGATATGCCCGAAACTGGCGAGACACTGGTACTTATCTTTGCCGAGGTAGGATTCGATCTTCTGGCACTTGGCGGGGGATTCCACGATGATAAGAGTCTTACTCTGACGGGGTCGAGTGACCGGCTCAGGGGTTGCAGTGACCGTTGCTTCAACGGGTGGACGAGGTGTATACTTGATTTTGAATTTGGGAGGCATTATGTATATCACGACGAATATATACAAAATACGTATTCAATTTTATACTTGTTTTCACGGCGAATGCTTAAAGATAAGTCTCGTATTCTATATATACCTTGAAGATGCCGCTATCGGTATGTATTGATCTCGGCGTTAGTGTAAATGTATCACTTGAACGTAATACGATTGACATCATCAAAGAACTATTTACTAGACATCGGGTTTTCATTCACGGTGTCGATTCCAAACCAATTGACTACCACGAACGTTGTGATTGTTTTGATAAGGGAATACTCGACCTTTTTTCCAAATCAACCAATGATAAAAAATTCAAGAGTAAACTTGCATTGATTGCCGAATGTCGACGAGATTCTGAAGTGGTATGTCTTCGTAGAAAGAAGGAGTATGTCATCGCGTCTGACCACATGAATTACAAACGCTACGTAATGGATGATGATGAACATGCTGAATATGAACCGTTTAACCTCGCCGAAATACGTTTTGAGTTTTTCGACTATATCACATCATTAAATGCAGATTTTGAATATGACTGTAAGGATAGTTATGACACCGTAGGTAGTGTTTGTTCGTTTATCGGAACGATACAAGCAAGCGTAAATAAATTCAAGCAACTCGGATTTGACGAAGACCAAATACGAATTTCAAATTATAATGTATCTAATACATAAATAATGGACGCCTCCCCAGACTCCCAATGGTATAAATCTCTCAAACAATCTCCGCTCACTCCTCCAAGTTGGGTCTTCCCGATTGCATGGACGATTCTATATATACTTATTATCGCATCAGGTATGGTGTTTCTCTCGTCACCTGCCGCCGCCACCATTCGTGAAGCCGTCAGGTCTCCCGGGTTCTTCTACTATTGCGGTGCATGGGTCTTCAATCTCTCGTGGTCGCCGCTCTTTTTCAAACTCCAACGCCCCGACTTGAGTTTCGTTGTCATTCTAGCAATGCTCGCATTCATTGCGCTTACGATCCGCGCGTTCTATCCAGTGTCCCGCCTCGCGGCGTATTTACTTGTCCCGTATGCAGCATGGGTATCATTTGCTACGTATTTGAACGGATATATTGTTTTCATGAATCCGGTGCGGCCCCAGACTGCGAAGCCTTGAATTCCGCCCACGTCATCTTCTTCTCTGGAATCGCCGGTCGCGACGTCTTCGCCGCTTTCGTTGCAGCGCGTTTATTTTTTGTTTCCTTCTCAACTTCCAAATTTTCGGCTCGTTTGAGCGCACTATCCACATAAATACTCTTCAAAATTTTACCAACTTCGAATGACCCTTCATGTTGGTCCAATTTACCGTCCTCAATCTGTCGCAAAATTTGTATCATTTTGAAAAGCAGGTTTAGGTCGATTTCACCTGCTTTCAATTTGTTATATAGATCGGTGTAATAGGTAAAGAGAAAAGCACATCGGGACACACACAATGCATCAAACTGCTTTGGATTTGATTTTGCTAAACGAGAATAGTCGTGTTTGAGTTTCATCATGGTAGTCACATCGACGTAAATCTGCGAGCTGTGTTTGACCCGACGAATAACCTCGGTGTGGTCTTCTGTGCCATTTGCCTCGATTAACTGTTGAAGTTGGATACGTTGTTCTGGTTCCATCGACTATGTATAATGTAGATACATAGTATTTAGACCATATTTATACGCACTACCGTTGGATTATTTTACAACAGATATATATAGAATGTCGCAACTTAAAGTACAAGAAGCACCTCAAGCACCAAGCTACGAAGCACAAGGTATTCAAGTACCGGCGAGTACAGCAACACCTGAAGCTGCAATGAACTCGGTAAAAAGCCAACAAACACAACTAAATTCGGTGAATAATTTATCAGGGGGTCGTCGTCGTATCAGGACAACTCGACGCGGACACAGTAAAGCAAAATCAAAGGCAGTCATTCGCACCTACAAAGGTCGGCGGTATCATGAAACCGACCAAAAAGGAGGCGCCGGATCCACGCAAGAAGGGGGGGTTGCAATCCCACAAGTAGGATCTACATGCACAAGCGGCCCACAATGTTCCGGAGCTCAAAATGCGAATTTTACTGCCATCAACAATCAAGCACAATCAAGCAGCATCAATGATGCATATGCAAAACAAGGCGGCGGACGAAGACGTTTTACTCGCAGTCGACGACACAAGCCTCGTCATGATCAATCACTCACAACGATTATTGCATACAATATCAAGAAAGTACTGCGTAAGGTATTTACGTGATCTTTCGGGTCAGAGTAAATAGATATTATATGAGTGTAATATAACGGAAGACATTCGTCGTCGTCATCATTGCTATTATCAGTATTCGTAGGTAAAGAAGATGAAATCAACGGATATCGCATTCACAATCATAATTATTGTCATATTTGTTGGACTTTTTGTAGCCAATATTTTAGCAATTGGAATGAAAAAAGTGAAAGATAACTGGCCACTATATCGGTGCAGTCCAGCAGTGATGCCGATTGCATCCATTTTTGGGCATGATACAGGAGATAACTTTATGCAATGCATTCAAGCAACTCAAAGTGGATACATGGATTATTTAATGATGCCGTTGAACCATATTATTTCATTGGTCGGGTCAGTCGCGACGAAGATTGTCAAAGACACTGAAAGTATTCGTGGATTTATCGGCGGCCTGCGTGATAAAATTATGGGGGTCTTCAAAAATATATTCGGTATTTTCACGAATATTATCATTGGATTTCAACGCATCATTATTGCAATGAGGGATTTAGTCAATAAACTCGCCGGTATTTTTGCGACTCTTATGTTTGTTATGTCGAGTGCTCTTATGGTAATGAAAAGTCTTTGGGGTGGAATTTTTGGACAAATGGTTAGATCATTAGGAAAAAAATAAATATAGCTTGTATTTATAAACATAACCTGCAATGACATATGAACGTGGTGCAATTATGCTGGTGCATTCCGTGATGATCGGACTTGCAATATACGTAATGATGAGATTTGTGTTTAACCAACCACCATTGGTCGCAGAAGATCGCTCGATTGTACTCGCAGGTTTTGTCCTTATTTATATGATTATGTTTGGGCATGGAATGCCGGGACAGATCAATAAAAACCTATCATTTTTGTCATGATTTCGTGAAGAATATTAACAGCGTAGTATAGTGTACGAATATTCAAATATATCTAAAATATATCTGAATAGTAAGGTCATGGCTGATCCATTTTCACTTATTTTTGTAGCACTCCAAAAGTATTTTGTGGATTTAGGTATCATATCACAAACCGTAAGTGAAAAAGCATTAAATAAAGGGTTAGAAACAATTCGTAAATCATTTTTATCATCATTGAAAGAATATGCACAACAAGGGTCAGAAGAACACAACGAAAAATTAGAAAAGTTGAAAACCAAACCGATTGTTGAACGACTACGATACTTGTATGGAGACAATACATTTACAGGACGATATGGAATTGATATTCTCAAAGTATGTCTAGTTATCTTTTTATTCATGTCTGCAGTAACATACTTTCAAATTCAGAATAAAATGCAAGAAGTGAAGCAAGATTGGCCGAAATATAGATGTCGCCCAGATGTGATGCCGTTTGCTGGATGGATCAACGCACCCGAAGGTGTAAACCCAATGGATTATACAAAACAAAACTTCATGGAATGCAGTTCAAATATGACAAAGGGCGTTTTCGATAAAACTATGGTGATGGTGTATGCGATTTTCAATTCGGTTATGAATATCTTCAAAAAGATTTTGGAGGTGATTGAGATGTTTCGTATCTTTTTGAATAAGATACGCGACACACTGAAAGAAATATTTTTGGCGATTTTCAATCGTATTCAAAACATCATTATTCCTGTCCAAGTTATGCTTATTAAACTGGTGGATTTCTTTGAAAAAATAAAAGGTATATTAGCAACATTTTTACTTACATTTGTGGGTGTTTTATGGTCATTTTATTCGCTTATTGGTTCCGTATATGAACTTATGATTATTATTCTGGTGATCATGGTAATCGTGATTATTGTTTTGTGGTATATTCCATTTGTAGGATGGGTATTGGCCATTGCAGCACTTGCGGTTTTTATTACAATTGCGATTCCACTGATTTTATTGGGAATCGTGTCGCGTCAAATTACACGACAACGAACAAGCCGGATGCCATCGCCATAAATGGTTATTTAGAGAAGATAATAATTATCTATTGTTTTATTATATCACCAATTTCAACGATGGAATATAAATTCTTACTATTTGTTATTGTTCTTTTGTTTATTGGCGCAAACTTGTTTTGTAGTTGTTGTCGATACCCTATTTTCGACTACATGATGGGGAATACTGGATCAATCATGAGAGAAGGTATGGACAAGAGAGATACTGGTACTCCCGGATCTCTTGCAGCCGTGAAAAAGGCAAACAAGGACATTTCAGAGATCATGTCTAAAAATCAGCCAGTTCCGCCGATTTTGAACCCCCCTGACAAAGAAGGGTTTGACCTGCGCGGATTGCCCCAAGTTTTCATGACTGGGTTGAATGAGGTTCAGGCACAAGTGCAAGGTGAAACGAAGGAAGGACTTGAGATGGGAGGTATGCAGGCTGTATTTGATGCTGGTATGAACGCGATGACAGATATCATCTCTGGTCCTAAACCTAGGAATGAACAGATCACCGTATCGAACGCTCGTCGTGAAGGTATGTCAACGATGGGATCAAGTGTGAATGAAACTCAAAATGGAGATCTTGCGAGCATGTGGGTAAGCAAGGCAAATTCATATGCGTCCAAGTTTGGATATTCTGAAACTAGCAATCCCGCTACATCACACAGTGCCGAAGATCCTTTGAATAGCGGAATGTTGATTTTTGCTAAGAATAAATCAAAACCGGAATGCTGTCCTTCTCCGTATTCCACGAGTACGGGTTGTATATGTATGACTCAGGAGCAGATTAAGTACTTGAACACTCGCGGCGGTAACCGCACAGTAGAGTCAGGAATTTAAATTTTATTTTCATGCTGTGGGATTCACAGTATGAAAAAAATTGAAATGTTTTTTCTGATTCTTGGTGGATGACAGTGATTCAAGATACACAGAACAAAGACAATGCCATTCAGAAGATCAACCGCTACTACTGCTGCCAACGCAGCATTTGCCACCATCATCCATGGAGCCAAGGACCTCAAGGAATACATCAGCCGAATCAGCGAAATCGCGCAAGGCATCCGTCGAGAATTCGATTGTGACGTCCAACAATCGCGCGCACGCGTCGAAGAACCCAAAACATTTCTCGGAAGCCGCGAGTTCGATGTGACAATGTGCGGAGTCAGTCACAACAGCGTCGTTCATTCCGAAACCAAACTGTCTCAACACAGCGGGTTCCTTCAAGCCGAACAAGTTGTCAATGACAGCCTGGCGTTGCTCGAGAACATTCGCAAGATGCTCGTCACCAACAAACAACAGAGGAACGTCACGGTGAAGAACATGAAAAAATCAACACATCGCAGCAGCGTCAAGACCGGAAAAATCAACAATCTCAAAAGACCACGCGAAATCACCGAGGAGGAGCAAGGAGGCGTCTACCAAGTACCAGATTTGACAATCGGCGGCGGCGGCGCAGCGACATTTGTTGGAGACTTCGAACTCGAGCAAGAAAATCCTGAAACCAAAAGAATCAAGAGCCTCATCAAACAAATTCAGGAGAATCACCGTACAGTTGCGCGCAACCTTTGCAAACAAGCTGAACTGATCGTCCGCGCGCTGCGAACACGTGACATCCTCGCTTACAAACACGCGGCGGAAACCACGATCCAGAAAATCATCCGTCACGCTGATCTGTGCCGCAAGTTCATTGCAGAGTGTCGCCAAATTGCATGCATCGAATACTGCGCTTCTGCGTGGTGGATGGAGACACAACGAGACCCAATGGATCATTCTCCCTACTACCTGACAGCTGTTGCAGAAGGTGTTCCCACACGGTTCAACGCATCTGCGATGGAGTACTCCACTTTGGTTTCGGGACGCAACGCACCACCACGAATTCTCATCAAAGTACAGAGTGCGCACAGATCATCCCACGACAACACCTGCCATGTTGTGTTCAGCGAATACCTGGACCAAGAACTCGCCGACACGATTCTCACGGAAGAGGCGGTTTGTGCATTTGAAGCAGAAGAAGTGCCGACAAGCTACCGTCGCGATTACGGAACAATCGTTTCGAATTCTCCTGCTCCTCCGGCCGACCACCACAACGAAATCAGCGACGACAGCGACGACGAAGACAGAGTTTGGGAAGCAGTCGCAGCAGCAGAAGCAACCAGGATGGAATGGGACGACTAATCGGACGACACATATATGACTTTAAAGGTAAGCAAGGTAAGTCTTTTTTTTACAGACTCTGCAATTTCGTCAATAACATCATCCATCGAACGTACCATAATTGGTTCACGAATCATACGTAAATACTCTTCATCTGTCATTGATTTCATTCGTTCGATCATTTCAGTTATGTCTTCTTCTGTTGCACCTGGCTTCAAATGAAGAAACCGTTTTGGATTGAAAAACTCGCTCACACGAGATGTGCCCCAATATATCGGCACTACTGACGAGCGAAACCCGTTTATTAGTTTTTCTGTAACATAATACGGTCGATCCGAATTTTCCATTGTAATTGCGAATTTCGCGCGTCGATAAAATTCATTCATCGCCGGAGAATTAAAATGTCCGGCAACCGGACCGCCAACGTTATTTTTATGTTTCCCACCATAAAATAGTGGAATATGCATTTCAAGACGATCCATAAATCGTAATCGCGCTTCACCATGAGGTGCAGTAATTATTACAGATGCAGATAATGGTGGCAACGGGGATGGTGTGTGTTTGTCCATTGTTTTCAATTCCTCTAATATTGACGGATTGGTTTGTAAAAATAAAAGGTATAATGGGCATTTCACAAAACGGTCATGTGTTTCTTCTACTCCCAATACACAGTCAAAGTTATATACATGGGGAGAATTACAGTAATGCGTCTCTCCGGAGAATAAAAAAGTAGCCCTCCATTTTTTATGATACAAGTAAGTATTTTCTCCAAATATAGATTCTACCAATATAGTCGCTTCGTCTGGGGAAGTTGCGATACATACAGGAGCATTGAATACCCTCTGAAACAAAGTCATAAAAAAAGTACAATCCATGCTATCTGTTTTTTCTATGAACCCATTCCAGAAGTTGTTGAAAAAAAGTGCGACGGGTTCCTTTGACGTCGACATTTGCACGATACTCTACCACATAAAAAAATCTTTAATATTTATTGGGTATTCCTATATTCCTGAGACACACACACTTACAAATACAAACTCAAGTTCACCCGCTTATCGTCGTTGGCTTGCTTGACCAGCTTGTCGACCACTTCGTCTGTTACTGAGAACGGGAATGTGACCTTCAGCGACATCTCCTTTTCGAAGAGCGGCGTGTCTGGCTTGATGAGACGGTACAAGTTCAACTTGCGGTGAACGACTTCCAAGCAGCGCTTCAAATTTCGAACACCTTGCTCGCCTTCTGTGTAATTTTCGACCATGTGCTCAATGACAGAATCCGGGATTATGATGTCTCCTTCGCGGAAACCAACCTGTGTGCAAATCTTAGGGATGAGATACTTCTGCGCAATCTGCGTCTTGTCCTTCTTGTTGTAGCCAGTCGTATTGATGCGATACATTCTGTCGAGCAGAATCGGATTAACCTTGCTCTCGTCGTTGTAGCTGAAGATGAAGAGACACTTGCTCAAGTCAAAGTCGATCTCGGCGAAGTAGCGGTCGTGGAACTGCGAGTTCTGACTCGTGTCGGTGAGGTGCGTCAGAATACCGACGATCTCCTCACCCTTCGCAGTCTCACTGATCTTGTCGAGCTCATCAAAGTAAATAACCGGGTTCATGGAACCGCACTGGATGATGATTTCAACAATCTTGCCCCATGTACTGCCTTCATAGGTATAGGAGTGACCTTCCAAGAAGCTACTGTCGGTAGCTCCACCGAGTGCAATGAATGCAAAGTCGCGACCGAGGATCTTGCTGATACCCTCCTTGACGAGCGAAGTTTTGCCGGTACCCATCGGGCCTTTGATTGCAATCGCACTTCCCATTGCGGCTGGATTGGAAATCCACTGACCTACCATCTGCATAATTTGGAGCTTCGCGTCATTGAGACCGTAGACTGCAGTGTCAAGTGTGGTCTTTGACGCCTCCATGAACTCACTGCAACGCTGGAGGCCATCTTCAATCGTGAGCGGGAGATTTCTGGTCTTGTTGAAGGGGATCTTCATAAAGGTATCCACCCAGTTCTTGACCTTGTAATACTCACCACAACCCGGCTCCATGTGACGAAGCGAGTTGATTTTGCGCATGGCGATCGCCTTGAATGCGATGGGGATGTCGGTCTCCAGAAGGGAAAGCCGGTATGGTTTTTGAATGATGCTGACTGCGTGGATTTGCTTCAGGTCAGCGATGACTTTTTGTTGCTCAGCAGGAGTCATGTGGCGGCGGAAATAGCGGAGATCGTTGGTAGAGTTCTTCTTTCGGAGAAGAGTCTTGAACTCCTTGACGTTCAACTTGTCGCGCTTCTTTTCATCGGCGCGGAGCTGATTCTCAATGTCACGCTGCTTTTGCTTCATTTCTTCGAGCTGCTTTTTCATGAACTTATTGTTTGCGAGCGAAGTGTTGCTCGACATCGTGTCAGTGAGTGACTGAATCGTTTCTTTGATCTCGGCGAGTTGTTTCTTGTTGTTCTCGCAACGCTGTTCCATTTTTTTCTGGTCTTTCTTCTGACGCGCGATGTCGGCTTCGCTGCTGTCGTCACTGTCATCATCACTGAAGTAGTCATCGTCATCGTCACTGTCGTAGTCATCGTCCGAATCGTCACTGTCGGCTTCGCTGTCATCTTCGTCGTCCTCATCCGCTTCGCTGTCATCTTCTTCACCATCGCACTCCTCGTCTTCGTTATTCTCCTCCTCCTCGTCGGTAAACTCTTCTTCATTCGCTTCGCTCTCTTCGTCTTCTTCCTCTTCCTCGTCTCGACGCAATTTCTTTCCTTTGCATTTTTTGTCGCCTTTGGTTGCAATCGCGGCAGCAATCACTGACGAAGCAAGTGCTTCAGCGATTTTTCCAACCACCACGTTTGCGGCTTGGGTTTTGGTTTTTTTGGTGATGGCATGATGCTTACTGCTGCTACGGCGGCTCACACGACGCTCAGGTACGGAAACCGATGCAGACGATGATGATGACGAGTGCTCTCCTTCAGACTCCGAACCCGATCCGGATTCAGATTCAGGAATACCTTTGATGTCATCGTCGTCACGGGTCTTCTTATAATTCGTCTTCAGTCCAAGACTCTTCTTGATGTTGTTCTTCTTGATAATGAATGGCATTGTTTGTTGTTCTTGTTGAATCACTGTGGAACGTCATTCATGAAAAAACCATTTCAATTTTTTTTGAATTGAATGCACCTTCTTCTTTCTTCATTCCATTCATTCCATTCATTCCATTCGTTCCATTCATTCCATTATCATTCGAATTTTCATAATGAAACAAAATTGAAAACAATCTAAATATTATAGTAGGTATATAAGAAGACCGAACACAAAAGGTTTCCAATGGCAATGGCAACAACAATGACTCCTGTTTCAAAAATCATCGGCATTCAATTTAGTATTATGTCACCTGAAGAAATATTGAGAGGATCTGTTGCTGAAATCACCAATCGTGAAACATATGTGAACAATAAACCTGTAATCGGGGGTTTATTTGACCCAAGGATGGGTCCAATTGACCCTGGTGTAATTTGTCCAACGGATGGACTCGACTATATGAAATGTCCTGGATACTTTGGACACATCAAGCTTGCACGACCTGTGTTTTACTACCAATATCTAGGAACGATTATCAAGATTCTCCGTTGCGTTTGTATCAAATGCAGTGCGCTTCGTATCAGCAAATCTGCGAACAAGCAGTTTCTGTCGATGCCAGCGGATGAACGATGGACCCATGTCTTTCGAATTGCCAGCAAAATCAAGCGTTGTGGCGAGGATACTGAAACCGGTTGTGGTTGTCTTCAACCAAGCCGAATTACGATGAAAGCCGGTCTCGGCAAGATATATGCAGAATGGGACAATGTCAAAGGAATTTTAGAAGAGACGACTGCAACAAGCATTGCCGGTAGTGCAGCAGAAGCGGACAAGGACGGATCACTCTCCATGAAACTTACTCCAGAAATCGTGATCAAGATCTTCCGCAGGATCAGTGACGAAGACGTTGAATTTATGGGATTTAGTCCTGTGTTTTCTCGCCCAGATTGGATGGTCTGTCAGGTACTCGCGATTCCGCCACCCGCCGTTCGTCCTTCTGTGAAAATGGACGGGTCTCAACGAAGCGAAGACGACATCACTCATATCATCGTGAATATCATCAAGGCAAACACTACACTCCAAGACAAGATCAATGAAGGCGCGCCGGCGAATGTGGTTGATGGATGGCATATGATGCTTCAGTATTACGTCGCCACACAGGTCAACAATAATATTCCAGGGTGCGCTCCTGTTGCACAAAGGTCAGGTCGCCCATTGAAATCGATTCAGGAAAGGTTGAACGGAAAGACGGGTCGTGTTCGTGGAAACTTGATGGGAAAACGTGTTGATTTCTCGGCGCGTTCCGTCATTACTCCTGACCCGAATCTCTCCATTCGCGAGCTGGGTGTTCCGTTGAAAATCGCGAAGAATATTACGAAGCCAGTTGTTGTCAATGATCGGAATAAGAAGTTCCTGCTTCGTCTGGTTCGCTCGGGTCCGGATGAGTACCCTGGAGCGAAGATTCTGGAGAGGAAGACGGGCGAATCCATCTCGCTTCGTTATGCAGACCGCGCGAATATTGTGCTGAATAATGGCGACGTCGTTCATCGGCACATGATGGATGGTGATGCGATCTTGTTCAACCGTCAACCGACACTTCACAGGATGAGTATGATGTGTCATATCGCGCGGGTGATGTATCAAGGAGATACGTTTCGTATGAATGTTGGTTGTACGAAACCTTATAATGCAGATTTCGATAAACATCTCTGTCGAAAACAGGAGGCGTGAAAAGCGTGTTACCTCCTAGTCAAAAGTTGTTAAAGTTAGTTATATGTTATATTAATAATGACGTGCCACAATCCAAACATACATTTATCAAATGAAATTTTATGTGATTCATCAAAAAGATACTGTGAGATTTATAAAATACAAAACAAAACCACTGATAAGGTTTATGTAGGTTAAGCAGTATCTCACATTTTGAACCATAACAAATATCGACCATATGGTCATGTTGGGCGGTTCAAAACTCATATATCAGAAGCATTTTCAACAAAAAAACATCAATCACATTATTTAAATAATGCTATTCGTAAATACGGTAAGGATGATTTTACGGTAGTTGTTTTAGAATATTGTGATCTTGAAAATGCAAATGAAAGAGAGAAATATCACATAATTTCAAACAACAGTATATTTCCGTATGGATACAACCTAAAAATTGGAGGACAATCAGATTTTACACATTCAGAAGAAAGTAGAAAAAGAGTGTCCGATGGGTTGATTAATCACTACAGAGATAAAAAGTATAATCGTTTCAAAGATATTCGATTGTCTTCATTCAAAAAGAATGTAGATGATATGATAAAACCTTTGAATCGGTATAATATTCAGTATGGTTGGTATGTCTATATTGATAAAATAAAAACTGATTTTGGCGGAGTTCATATAACTTTAGAAGAAAGTAAGAATATGGCCGCTGAATTCATATATAGCTTAAAAAAACAACTTTTGGCGAAACACCTTGTTGCTGGAAACCCCTTAGAGCCTTTACTACCACTTTCGAATGGAAACATTCGAGAGGAACTCGTTTAATTGACGAACCCAACGGTAATAATGTAAAGGATTGGGCAATCAGCAGTGTTACTTCCTACGGTCGAATGGTAGACTATGGAAGGCACTCAGAGACTGAACCGGTGTTGGTGTGCGATGACGAACTAGCCATTCAGAGCGCGTCTAAGATACAGTCCGACCTCTTGGGAAACCTTGAGGATATTCATCGGGAGATGAAATGAACCTTCACATGCCCCAGGACGACGAGTCCGAGATCGAGCTGCGCCACTTGGCCGCAGTTCCCTACCAACTCATCAGTCCGGCTAACAATAACTCGATCATCGGTGTTTTCCAGGATTCACTGATTGGATCTTATTTGTTTACACGTGAAAATATCCGTTTTACGCCGAGGGAGGCGATGAATCTGCTTGCAGCATACCCTCGCGTAAATGAGACCGCATTCAAGAGCGGCGAAGATATCAGCAACTTCGATGTCCTCTCACAGATTTTGCCGCCTCTTACACTGAAATACAAGAAGAAGGCATTCGGTGAGAAGAACCCGAACGAAGACTATGCCACCTCAAATAATGTTGTCGAGATCCGTAACGGCCGAATGCTGCGCGGTCAAATCGACAAGAGTGTTCTTGGCGGTGGTGGTGTTGGTTTGATCCAGCGTGTATGCAATGATTTTGGAAATATTGCAGCAGCCGACTTCATTGACGGACTTCAAAATATTATCACCGAATATATGAAGTCGCATGCCTACAGTGTTGGAATCAGCGATCTTATTGCGAATAACGCCACGAACACGCAGATTGTGGATGTCATCACGAAGAAGAAGACGGAGGTGAAAAACCTCATTGATCAAGTTCATCTTGGGATTTTCGAAAATAAAACAGGAAAGTCGAATGAGGCCGAGTTTGAGGCGAAGGTGTCGAATATTTTGAACACCGCAACAAATGATGCAGGTAAAATTGGTATTAATAGTCTCAACTCTGCAAACAGGTTTGTTGGTCTTGTTC